GATAGAACAGTTGAGAAGTATGAGCATTTTTCGCTTCTTAATATCTTATTTATTTTTGTCCTAAATATAGCAGGAATAACAAAGTTTAAGATAGTTGATTTACCTAATCCACACTCACCCATCAACATCAAACCTCTACCTTTTGTATCTACCATCCAGTCAATAATCTCATCATAAGCAGGTAAATGCTCATACTTCTCAACTGTTCTATCGTAATACTCAAAAGACTTAATGAACATTTCTTTTATTTCTTCTCTTTCTCCTAGTTTATATCTGTTGTAAACCTTTGGCTGCAGGAAGTCTGCATTTTTAAATGTATCTTCTATTGTTCTCATAGTTTAAAATTTACCATCACCATAATCTCCTCCTTTCTGATGTCTGTGTGATGTAGTGTTATTGTTATTAGTTTTATTTTGTCTTTTCTCCCAAGTCCTTACACAAGCCTTCCAATCTTTCATTTTGTTTTTACCTATCAACCAATTTTTACTCTCATAGAAATCAAAAAAAGTTTCTGCATCAATACCATTATTCCTCCATAAACAATATTCTTTAATATCATTAACAGTTGGTTTTTTAAAAGAAGTCCCTTTATTATTAATATGTTTATCTTTAGATAAACTAATATTATCTTTAAAGTTTTCTTTAATACCCCCCTTTAAGTTTTCTTTAATACCCCCTTTAAGAATTCTTATATACCTCTTATCAATTTCTTTAGTACCTCCTTTGTAAGTATAATAAGTTGATATATAACTATTTGCAACTAATTCGCTTACCCATTTAGAAATAGTAACAGTACTCTTACCATAAAGGTTAGAGAAGTATTTATTTGTGGCAAAGCACTCACCATTGATATTAAGTAGTGCAGTTATTTCAGCATATAATAATTTAGCATTTGCAGTTAGATTCTTATCATATCTAACCTCAGCACTTATTATAGCATAGTAGTTTGGTTGTTGTTTCATTGTTTTTAGTTTTAGTTATTTTTTGGTATTTCTAGTTCATAGCACTCTGTATAGGTGGACATGACTACAGTCCACTCACTTACCTGTTTGTGAGTAAACCAACAAAATCTTGCGTATAAGGCGTTCAATGGCTGTACGAACAAATAGTGCGTAACTTTCTTTTTAGGGTTGTTATGGGCTTTAAAATTAACTCTAAGAGCATTTCCTTCACTCTTTACTCCTTTAACATCAATATAATGTGTCTCACCAATACCTTGCATAATTAAATCAGCCTCAACAACAGGTCTTTCCTCAAGTAGTAATGCTGCCTTATATTTAATGCCATTGTTATTCTCCATCAGATGTCTTGCAATAAGTTCTGCAAATATTCCTAATTGAGATATAGAGTGTTCTTGCTTACCTCTATATTTTTCTGTGTTTTTATTATAAACATCAGCAGATAACATACTCCTTACCTTAGCAAGTTCATCAGATAGTTTGATGAAAGTGCTAGGATAAGTTGTTTTTTTCCATTTAATCATTAGAATGGTAAGTCATCATCTCCAGTTGTTGATTTAACTTTCTTAGGTGATGTTTTTTTATCAGTTGGTGGCTCGTAAGTATTTACATAAGCGTAATGAGTTGCACCTTTTTCAGATGGTTCTCTCCTTTCTGAAATCACCATAGAAACCCAACCATTCTTTGAGTTTGCCTGTAGTTCATCCATCTTGAAATTAGCAACCATCATTGTACCATACTTCGTATCAATATTTTTAATACTACTTGGTAAGTAAACCTTCTCTTTTTTGTCTGTCATTTCTTGATTTTTTAATTTTATATAATTTATTTAATGATTCATTGATATATTCTAATTGAGTCTCTAGTCCTAATATTTCTTCATCCACCTCAACTTCAATAACCCTATCTTCTACTCTTTTAAAAGCATCAGAATCTTCTGGATAGTTATTGTAAAAGAACTCAAACTTTCTAGTATGATGTATAATAGATGCATGATGTAGGTTTGTTACTCTACCTATCTCATTAAGAGTTAATTCAAATATCTCTCTTAATATATAGATATACATCCTTTTAGCAAATATAATATTTTTCTTTCTACTACCTAAAAATATTTCTTCTTTCTTAATGTTATAAATATCTGCTAATTCTTCTGTGATTATATTATGGTAGTAATCACTAAATTTTAATCTTCTTCTTCTCATTTTTTTATAATTTTAATTTAAGTCGTACACTATCGTATCAACTATGTCTTGTGTTTTTAATCCAATAAAGTCTGCTAATGTCTTAGCATGAATGAATCTAAGTGATGGTGGATTCTCTATAAACTTTCTACTTGTAGCATAATTAACCCCAAGTATCTTACAAAGTTTTAAATTAGATACACCATATATTCTTAGTAAAGCCTCAAACTCATTTCTAGATTCTCTGATTTGTACTAATGAATATTTATTTGTCATCTCTGTTTATGTATTTTTCAACCTTAGATTTTTCAACTTTAAATTTAGTTTTACCAATATGGTAAAAATCTATAAGTTGGGTTTCATCTAGTAGTTTCAATATATCATCTTCAGCAATCTGACCTAAAAGATGTTTCTTGTTCCATACAATATAAGTGTAGGCTTTTAAAAAGTGATTAAAAATCTCTATGTCCAAATACTCCATCTTTGCACATTTTTTCCCATTGTTTTCTTGTGTCTTTTTCATATCTGTTTTCATATATTTTAGTTATTACTTCTTCTGCTTCTAGTTCTGTTAAATCATTTATTCTTCCTAGAATATCAGATTTCATACTTTCTGTAAAAGATGTTAGGTCAATATTACTCTCAATGATAAGCCATTGGGTATTTGTAATACCACTAGGCTCACCATCAAGAATATTATCTATCCAATCATCATTCATTAATCTACAATCTCATCCTGACCAAACACTCCTTGCTCATAGAATCCTGCAATCTTTAAAACAACTCTACTCATTGCTCTCTTTTCTGCCATAGCAACAGGGAACTTCTTACCACCTCCCATTAAGTTATTGTCAGATGCTTCTCCAAAACTCATAGAGTTCTTAACCTCATTACCAACCTTCATTGATGCTGCTGCTCTTAATACGCATATTCCTTTTTCTATATCCATATTGATTACTTCATAGGCAACTGTAATATTGTTTCTTGATACAATCTTATCAATTCCAGTTCTTGTGATAATTACAAACCCTCTCTTATCTTTGTAAATATCTTCTTCAGTTAAGCCATTCTCTTTGTAGAGCCTTCTTAAAGCCTCTTTTCTTGTTTCTACAATTGGCTCAGGTTGTTTTCTTAGTTTTTCTTGCATTGTTTTTTTTGTCATTTTGTTATTAGTTTTAATTATTAAATTGTTTTGACTTTGCAAATATATAAAATTGGAATTACCCACCAAAAGATTTTTAACAATTTTTTGATAAATGTTTACCTGCTAGAAGTAAAATGTATAAAATTTATGAAGGCCAGATAACTACCATTAGAAATAATGCACTAAACGAGCCACTTGTCCACTTGTTTTTTCATGTAAAAATCCTTCAACTGCTTTAGGAACTCCAACATATCCTTTTCTTGAGTGCCAACTATCAGTTCCTGATGGACTACGCATATACTCTACAGTAACTCCTATAAAGTCTTTAGCATCTAGCCACTTATGTTTAACTTTGTGATGTAAATGATGTAGATACCAATATCTATATTTAGTTTCACTCCACATTATTGGTTTTTCTTGAGCCATCATTAAAGGTAAGTTTGCCATCTTAGCACCATCTCCATGCTCTAAGCCAATTAAGTTCTTACCATACTTATAATACTTTCTATGTGCTACACTAATATCAAAAGCAATCTCTCTGTCGTTTCTAAACCAACTCTTTAATGCGTGTGCCAAATGAAATCCACTTTGGTAATCGTGATTACTCATTGAATGAACAACATCTACAGGTGCTATCTCTCTTAGCATTTCTACACACTTAACATATAGTGCTAATGCAACCTCAAAATGTTCCCACCACTTACCATCTACATCTTGACCTGTACCTGCTGTAGTTTGATTATATACATTATCAATATGTAAAACATCATTACCTATGCAAAATAATATCCTTTCTACCTCAAAGCCCTCTGCCTTATATATAAGTCCTTCTAAGCCCTCTAAAACACGCATACAGGCAGTTTCAACATCATAACCATCACCAGTTTCAACTCCATTAGCATATTTACCTATATGTATGTCTGCAGGATTTATTACCAATAGATGATTAGCATCTTTGTTTTCTCTTTTTACTGAAGGATAGTAAGGTGAATGATTTTCAATGAAGTCGCTAATCTTATCTAGCATATCATTTTCATTAGCAGTTATATCTTCTTTGGTTACAATACTAAATCTGTATTCACCACTAGCAGATTGCCAATGTTTTACACTTACAACATCATCTTTCTTTATACCCCTCTCTGAAAGGTGTATATCTAATGCTGTGTTTCCATTAATGTTTGTTGTGCTTTCTGCTCTGTTCTCATAAACCATCTCAACTTCTTCTTTAGATAGTCTAAGTCTTTTACCATATTTCTTCATAGTTTTATGTGTTGGTTATGATGCAATTATACAAAAAAAAAGGCTTATATAATACAAAAGTGAGATGTTTTTAAACATCCCACTCTTGAAAACTATAAACAATGAAACAAAGATAGGCACAACCCTACCTAAGTGATGCAAAGATAATTATTTTTTACAATTACCAATACAATTACATTTATTTTTTTCAAATACAGAAAAACATAATGGTAAAACTCCTAATGCAGTCAATATTAAAGAATTAGTATCAATACCATTTTTCTCAATGTATAAACTAGCAGCAAGTA